ATATTACCATTTGCATCTAAAACATAATAACTTACATCTAAAGGATTAGTTGTAAGTATTCCTCTGCTTGTTTCTACAGGATATACTTTAATATTATTGCCTAACTCAGCATCAGGATTATCTAATAAATTTTTTATAGCAGTTTCATGCCAATCATTTATTAAATTAGTAGGATTATTAGGATCTGTTATATAAAAGTTTTCTAAAGGATAGGTTGTATATCCTTTTCCTGTATCAGATGGTCTATAATTATATTTTGATTCACCTATTATTTTTTGCTCTTCTAATGACTTTACAAATTTTCTACCCATGTCCTTAAATGATGCAACAGGTGTACCTATTACTCCATCATATATAGTTTCGCTATTAATATAAGTTTCTGCATATTGCATGATTGCAGGACTTTCATCACCTAAACCATCAAAACTTCCATTTAAAGTTGTTCTTATAATATCTTTTGCATCTTCTTTTCCTTGATTAAATTGATTTTGTTCTTCTCTACTTAATTTACTTGAAGCATCATTTAGTTCATTAATAACATTTTTAAAATTTACATCTTTATCTATTATACGTCTTACCATTATAGCTCGTAATAGACCATTTACTTTTGGATCTAATCTTGGTAAAAATTGATAATCTGCCGCTATATTTTGAATTTCATTGTTGCTATCTATATATTTTTGTACAGATGGCATTTCCATAGCAGAATCTAAAACTGCAGTTATGGTTGGAATATGTCCATTATTAATTAAAGATTGTATTTCATCTTTTGCTTTTTCAGGCATAATACCTGTCTTTGCCATAGCACTTATAAATTGTGGATCTGCAAAAGCATCAGCTACAGACTCATGTTGAAATCCCATTGTTTGTATAAATCCTGTAGGATTTTTATTAAATAGTTTATTTATATCACCTTGATATTGAATTACAGTTTGTCTTGGATTTTGTAATTGTTGTCTTAATGCTTCCTGTACACTAAAAGTTGCACCTGTATTATCTGCATCACCAGTAAGGTTTGCTAAGCGTGCTCTTACATCTGTTTGTATATCAGTTTTTTCACCCTCAGAAAGTGTTCCTATAGAATTATTAAATTCAACTTGCGACAGTTTTACTGGTTTGCCATCAACCATAATTGTTTGATCACCAGTATTATCAAGCAGTTCATCAAGTGCTGAAAGATTGGCAACAATATTACGCTTGCCTTCTATAGTTTCTCCTGCTGTAGTAACATTATTTGCAAGATCACGTATAGTAACACCACCTACTGAACTGCCATAAAACTTATCAAAACTTTTTATTCTTTCTTGTAATTTAGCAACAAGTGGTCTTGCAATACCTGATACTTCTTCAGGTATCTGTTTAAGGTTTTCTAGTGCTTCCTGTCCTGCTTCTTTATTATATATAATTGTATCATCATATTTATTTTGGTAAGAACTTATTTGTTCTGTTACACTATCTAACATCATTTTTTCTTGTTGAACTCTAAATGTATTACTTACTCTTTTTTGATCTGCCAGTAATTTTGCATCTAGTTTTGGTCTAAGGTATTCTTTAAATCGAGAAGGTACATTCTGCATATATTGATCATAGACAGGTTGCATACGTTGTAGAAATTGATCTGCTGTTTGTTTACGTGTCTGTGAATCACTTGCTACTTTAAAACTTTGCTCTTCAAACTGACGACCAAGATCCTCTTTCATTTTTATTACAACCATTTTGTCATAAGCATCTTGAGATGGTTGCCAGAAGAAACGATCAGGTTTGAATTGCTTTGGTCTTTTTACAGTTGTTTCAAGTCCATCATCATCTGTATAGGTATACTCCTCTTGTTCAAACTGTAAGTTTTCTATAGAGTTTTTCATAGCCAACTCATCAGCTTTATTTGCAAGTTTACCTAAAGTTTCACTCTGAGTTTCCATTGTTTTATTCCACTCAGCTTGTGCTCTTGCTTCAGCCCTAACAGCAGTATCTCTACCTGTTTGTGAAGTTACTCCAACTTTATCTACATATGTAACCTTTTGTGATTCTCTAATTGCCATTATTCACCCATTAATCCACTATAATTAATATCAGAAAGTAACCCAATAGTTTTACCTATTCTTCTCATTTTACGTGCTTTCATTTGTGATCTAAATGAACTTTGTACTGCTTCTTGGGCAATACCTGCCTGCTGTGCTTCTAACTGTTTTGTGAGTTGTTCTTCTCTACCCATTAATCGTAATAAATTAGAATCACGTTGTTCTCTTTCTCTATTAGATTTTAAAAATGCTTGGAAAGATGCAGAATTAATATCAGCTCCAGATGCTCCAAATTGAGCCATATTTGCATAGTGATTAGCTTGTGCTTCTCTTTTACGTGAATTTATTTGTGTTAATGTTTTTAGTGCCGCCGCTTCAGAGGCATCAAGTGCTTGTTGTTTCTGTTGTGCAAGTGCTTGTTCTTCATATGCATTCATACGAGCAAGTGATTCTTCTTCATATTGTTCTGCTTTATAGTCAGTATAAAACTGAGCTACCCTGAAACCTGCACTTAAAAACTGTTCACACATTAGTAATATACCTCAGATGTTATTGATAATATTCTTAACGGCATTGGTTTTGATTGAGATATAGTTACAAAGGGTTCTTGACTATATCCAAGAGTATGCACATCTTTTTTTCCTGTAAAGCCTACCATTTCAAATCCATTATTTGTAAGAAGTACATCATTACTATTAACTTGTAAATCATATGTTTGAGATAATTCTATAATAGTTTTACCAATTTTTCTAGGTAATCCATATGTTGTTCCTAAACCTCTTATAGGTTGAACCGCATCTATAGATAAGGTTTGTATATCAATATCAAATGACAATCCAATATCTATACCAGAAGCAGGTTTATCAAAAACAACAACTCCTGCTGAAGATACAGTACCAGAACCATAGTATTGTATTGTATCATCTTCTGTAGTTCCTGATGTTGCGTGTACTACTTTAGCTGTAAGATCAGGACTGCTATCTAATCCTATAAATGTTCTACTTGTTTTAAATGTAACTGAAGCATTATCTGATGCTGATAATGTTGTATTTAAAGTTATTTGATATTCATTACTTACACCTGTCGCATGAACAGATTGAATGACATATTCTGTTGAACCTATTTCTATTGTTTCTCCTGCAAAAGGTTGGCTCGTACAACCATCAATAGTAATAGCTGATTTACTTGTAACTGCTCCATTAACAAGTACAGTACCATAAGGTTGATAGCTTCCAGATATTGTTTTACTTACAGAACAATCTGTTGGTAGTTCAAACTGTGAATTACCAAACTGCTCTAAATAATATTTTGTAGCACCATCTATTGTTCTTTTTACAGATGCATATAAAAATTTAGTAATACCTGCCACAGACTCGTATTCACCATCAGTTGTCCATATAACCCATCCTTGTAACTTTTGATCTCTATTACCCATAAAACATCCTAGTGATCCATCATCATTTGCAAATAACATAAACATTTCTGTACGCAATCCTGTTGATTTTAATATACCTGTATCTTGTGGATTACTAATAGCTTGTGGCGAAAGAACAGTTAAAAGGTTTGGTGTGTATTCTTCATTAGCTGAGTTATAAAAATATTCTCTAACAGATTTACCATTTGGTTGTATAAATAGTGCAGCTCCATCAAATATTCTGGGCATACATTTTTGTACTGTTCCTAAACTACTTTGTTTTACAATTTGTAAATCAGTTGGTGTTATTGGTCTACCTACTTGTGGTTTAAGAAAAAATTCACCTGTAGTTGTAAATATTTCTAAATTCTTACCTGATACTAAATGCAGTATTCTATTTACTTCATCTGATGATATATTAATTTGAATTGCATCAACATCTTCTGCATCTCCAATATCAAAGTTAAAAAACTCTGCTAGTTTACTCCCAACAACAATATCAGGTATTGCACCTCCTGCAAAAAATAATCTTTGTTGATGAAAACGAGCTGTAGTTGGAAACCCATTATACGCATTATACACTTCTTCATCCCATGTGCGTGTTGGAGGATGACCGATAATACGTACATTTGTACCACCCCCATCTTGTGAATCTCCTGCTGTATCACCTGAACCTGCTGTATATGAATATTTATCATCATCAATAAGAGTAATAGTAAATGTTCCATTTAAATTAGTTTCTGTAATACCTGTGTTTTGTGAATTCAATATTGCTTCTGCGCCTTCAATAGTTACAGATGCACCATTTGAAAATCCGTGTTGTGGATGCAATACAATAACAGTACCGGATCCTTCTTCAGTTCGTAAAGGATCTTCATTAAGTTCAATAGATACTTTTCGTAATAATTCACCAACAGCATTAGTAGAATTTGTTACACCAGTTATTTCTATTTCAGATTTATGATATCTAATTATATTGCCTACCATACTGCTTTCAAAGTAAGCGGCACTTGTAACTAAATTTACACCAGTTTGTGGTGTTGTTTGATCTATATCTAATGTAACAGCATCATCTGCAAATTTAAAATAAGGTTGAAATGTCTGTGTAGTATCTGTTGATTGTTTAAATGTAAAAACAGTTCTTGTAAATGTTGTAGCTCCTGTTCTTTTTATTATTTGTGGGTTAAAGTTTGTATGACAAATAATCATAGTATCACCAGATTGTGTATATGTAAGTTCAAATAATTCTGCAGTAACCCACGGACAACTAGATAATGTTTGTAATAGTGTGCCATTAGTAGAAAATATTTTTAACTTTGTATTTTGAAATGCAAATATATACTCTTGATCAGCTGAAAAAATAAAAGGTTCTAAACGACTTTGTTCACCAAGGTCTGCTCTATATAATGAACCTTGTCTTCGTTCTACTGCTCCTTGATTAAGACAAAACACATTACGTGCTTTACGTAATGCTTGTTGATATGCACCTACATCTGTACGTGTAACTACAGTATCATCTACTTCTCCTCGTGAAAAACTATTTTGATGAACCCTTTGTATTGCCATATAATTAAGAACTACTTGGTACTACAGCAGTAATCCCATTAGCAGAACCTCTATTTCTTACTTCTATTAATAAACTAGTATTTAACTTACGTGTAGTTTGTGTTTGTGATTCCATGCTACGTGCTTGTTGTAATTGTATTTGTGATCTTTTTTGATATAGAGTAGAAAGACTATCGTTTCTTGCTATAGCTCCTGCAAATAAACTGGCTAGTTCAAAAACAACTATTTGAGTAAAATAGTCAGGAAACTCATTTTCATGTGGTTGGTATGTATAATGACAAACTACAGCATCATTTGTTCCTGTATTTGTATATAAAAATTCACCATATCTATCAAATTTAATAACCTCATTTGATACAGTAAGTGTATGTACTAACAATGCATTTGTAGGTATTTGATATGCTGAATCCCATTTATCTAATGGATCTGTTGCACTCTTTGAAAGTTGTTGTTGTTTACTTGCAAATCTCCAACGTGCTTTAGTTAATAAATTTTTTAGTGTTGATTCGTATAATTGGTTTGCAACTACTGATTCAGTATTGTTGTCATTAAATGAAGAAATTATATTAGCACCTACAAGTACAAGTGCCTGATTTGCTATATCTACTTTGTTTACCATAATATAAATACTGGGGGAGTTACCTCCCCCAATACCCTATGTACCATTAATAGTTGTTACAGTAGCCGCCGCCGTTGCACTTGATACAACAACAACATCTACTGTTCTTGTGCCACCAGTTGACCCAACAGCCATGATTACATCATTCTGTTTAAGCTGATTGGTAGCATTATTGAAATATCCAGATCCTATAATAGTACCTATAGCATCTGTAGAGTTGTAGAGATAAACATTTTGATCTCCACCACCTGCAATCTTTTTTAAGTTTGCTTGAGTAAAAGCCATAATATTTCTCCTATTCTGTTATTTGACATTCAATCGCACCATCATTGTCAATCATCACAGCACCCATAGACATATATGAAGTGATTAGATTACTGACCTTTTCAGGTATGTAGTTTACTTCAGTTCTGATATCAGAACCCATAGCAAGACCAACGGATGATTTATGATATGCATGACAATCTCTTGTTGTACTAGAAATAGACAAACCAGAAAATGTAAACCACATAAATCCTAACCATCTTTTAGCCGTTAAGCCACCTGCATATGGTAATTCACCTTCACCGATATATTCTGCTCTTGAGAACTGATCGATTTGAAGAAGATCAGCCCAACCTGCAGGAGATACTACAAAGTATCTTTGTCCATCATCAGGTACATCAGCTTCACCAAATGCTTCGTAAACTGTTAGGGCTTTGGCAAGTGTTAATGCCGCTGACCCATGTACGATATTGTTACTATTAGATCCTGCATCTAACACATCAACAATAAGTTGATCTGTTTTTCTTCCTAGTGCAGAAGCGGCTGATTGAGAAAGAACTTGTCTTTCATCAATGTTAGTCTTCAACTCATCCAGTCTATCGACATAATCTGCCGCATAGAAATCTGATAAAGTTACATCAACTGTATTATGCGTAACTTCCATAGTTGGAACATTAGCGTGTCTTGACTTTTCAGTCGCAGAGCCTTTGCCCACCTTTTGGAATCTAGCTTGGTTGCCTTTTACGTTATTAAGCTGTCTTACTGTGTTCTTCAATTTAGAACCCATACGTTGGTATGCCATATGGACTTCACTTTCAAACTGCTTAATAAAGGCAGTAGTAATGGATGTAGCCATTATTTCTCCTTATATTAGTTAATATTACAGTTAATCGAATTGTCCATTTTCAGATTTAAATTGGGTTGTCCAACGAGGGCCACATAAATCATCTATGGGTTCTACTCGAGTCTTACTAGACTCATAGTAAAAATACAGTAATTTTACGTTTTTGACAAGTAGTGCACGCTTAGAAAATTTAAAGCCTAACCATTTAAGCCATTTAATGTTTTTTGTATGTTCATCTAATATATAATTATAAACTACTTTATACTTAGTTGTTGCCCATTCAAACATACGTTTGTTGCTCTTTATCCATGTATAACTACGTGTTAATTTATCTGAACCAAGCAACCAAATTGATGCTATAGCAGGATTTTTTTTACTAGGAAAACAACCCCACATTCCTTCAACTTGATTATCTATGTATACAGAAAATGTAATACTTCTTGGTCTATCAAATCTAAATGGATTAAGAAGTGCAGTAAGTGGATCAGAATTCATAACTGCTAATTCGTATTTATCAAGTTGCCGTAACCGAGGAGCTAAACTAAATGCATCCTCCGGTACGGACAGATCGTAATACATCATCTATATAAACGATTAAATGCATCATCAACTCTTTTGACGTATGCAGGATCTCTTTCTTTTTGATCAAAGTAACGAGGATCTTTCATCATTGAACGAACATCATCTAATGTTAATTTATTAATAGGTTCTGTAGGTTGTTGTAAGGAAATGTTTTCATTTCTCATATTCATAATAGTTTCAATAATTTCAATACCTTCTGCAGTTTGTCCAAGTGTTTCTTGAATGTGTGCATATTGATCAGGTGCAAAATAACTTTGTGCAAAGTTATCGGCGGCATCTATACGAGCGTTAGCATTTTCACCTAATTTTTGAAACTCATTATCAAAGTTTGGTTGTTGATTACTCATAACATCAATATAAGCATTAACACCATTCTCAAACATTTCTTGATCATAGGCATTTTCTATACAATGACTTTTCCACCATTCTGTTAATGGATTGCCTAGTACATCAGCTTCTGTAATCCCTTCAGGTAATGATGGTAAATCATATTCTTCAGGAACTTCTGATTCTGCTTCTGCAGATAACTCATTTATTATTTCATCACGAAGTTGTTCTTTATTTCCTCCAACAAACTTTTCTAACTCTTTATATCCTTTTTCTAGGTCTTCTTGCGATTTAAACTTACCAAGAATTAGTTCTTCTACCTGTGCTTGTTGTTCAGGATCTTGTGGTCTTTCAGACAAGTTTTGTGGTTCTTGTGGTTGTTGCTCAGTAGGTTGTTCTTCTGTTTGTGTTTGTTCTTCTGCTTGTTGTTCAGTATTATCTGACATCTTGTTTTTCCTTTACTATACGTTGGCTTTTACCTTTATTAACTCGTCTTTGGATTAGTGCAACCATATATCGTTGTCCCTCTAAATGTCGTAAACTTTCGTTAGAAACTTCACCACCTGCTACAGACTCTAAACTTATTTGTTTAAGATACCTAAGTGCTTCTGCACCTGCAGGTGTTTTAAATACTTGTTCAAATATAAAGTTTAGTTTAACTTCTTCTGAGGGATCTCGTTCAAAGTTGTCTAACCCTATTACACGATTAGGCTTTGTGTTCATACTCTATTTATACTACTTAGAAATGTTTTGTAAAGTATTAGTTACAGTTTCAGGATTCATGCCTTGTGCTGATGCTTGTTGTTGCATAGCACCAATAGTCTGTGCACCCTGCGACATTTCTTCATCAGAACGAATTAACTCTTCAGGAACACCTAATTTTTTAGCTAAATATTTAGCAGTATCATTTTGTTTAATAAGAACATTGGTTAATGATGGCCCTAATCTAGCTTGTAACATACCTATAAATCTATCTAATGTAGCAACATCTTGTTGTTGCTGTGCTTGTGCAAGTGGCGAAGAAGATCGTATTTTTATTTCTCTACCATTTATAGTAGGTATTTTAATACGTCCTTGTTTTTTAAGGATATATACTACTCTTTGTAATACAGGATTAACTAGTTCAGCTTGTAATCTTCCAAAAGCAGCACCTATTTGTCTTGACAAGTCTGCCATACGTTCTGCTACTTCTGTAGCTGACATAGGTGTTTTTTGATTTGGCTGACCCAACATATCATTATACAATGCTTTCTTAATATTTTGACGCATATCTTTTAAAACTAAATCAGATATTTGAAAATTACCTGCAGGTGATACAGGAGTTAAACCACTACTTCCAACTGCTTTAGGTATAATAGTTCCCGGAATAAGTTGTATGTTATCTACATTAATAACACCATCATCTTCAACTTGATACATACCTGATATTGCCATTTGTGCATTCTCTAGTACAAGTTCTATTACTAAGTTAGCTGTTTTAATTGCAGGCAAAGCAAGTTGTAATGGCCCTCGACCATATACTTCCCCTGCACATTTACTCCATCTGTAAATAAGATATGGATTAGATCCAATACCTTTAAATGTTTTAGACAAAAGTTCTGCTTCATATTGTTCTGAAATAACGCAATATACGTGTTCCTCTTCTTTTGCTTGATAATTTCTATAAACAACTTCTATTATCTTACATTCTTTATCAGGTGTTTTACCCATCTCTTCCATCATACGTGGTGGTATAATAGCTTCAGGATATGCACTTTTAATTTGTGCAAATTTAATTCTTCTTTCTCTAAATACATGATCAATCTTATCGTCATGTCCTGCATCTAATAATAAATGTGGTAATGGTATTGCTTTAAATCTTATTGGTTGTACTGCATCTCCTTCTTCAACAAGTAAACAACCTGTGCCTACTGCACAATCTAAAAATGTTTCATGAACTTCTTGGCTAAAGTTTGAGTTTTGTAAAATTTCAAATACATATTCAGTTACTTCATCTAATGTTTCATTTACTTCTTTGCGTTCATTTTCGGGTATTTCTGTACCACTTGTAAATTCTGCCCATCTTGCATAATTGGGAACAATTCCAGATTGAAGTCTTGAGGCAAACTCTTGTACACCTACTACAGCTGTTTCATCAAATATACGTTCACTTCTACGTTTGGCTATACTTTCAGAATAAAATGATTCTCTTTGTGGTAATGCATATTCATAACAATCTTCAAAAACAGGAACCCATTGATCTTTTATTGATTGAGCCCTTCTATATCGAGCAAGAAGTTGTTTTACTTTTGAGGCACTATAATCTACAGATGCCTGTGGTTTAACATCAACAACCATTAAACACCAAGTGTTTCTCTTGTTGTAGTACCTGCAGCAACTTGAAAACCTCTTCCACCTCTTCTACCTGATAAAAGAGAACGTCTTCCTCTTCTTCCAGTAAGTGTAGAAAGAGTATCTTGATATTGTTCTTCTTTCATTTTTTCACGTTCAGCTAATTCTTTTCTTCTAGCCATTTCTCTTTGTGCTCTTACAGTACCATCAACAGGTGGTGGTGGTGGTGCAGGCGTAGAGCGTTTTTTTCTTCTAAACGGATTAGGTATACTTATACACATTATCTTCGCCTTTCGTATATGTTTTTTGCATTACCAGTAAAAACGTCAAATTTACGTTTTGCTATTATAGGTTTACTATATTTTGTTCCAATCGTCAACGATCTACCTTCACCTGCTCCTAACATTAAATATTGTAATGCATCATGAATATGAGAGAATCTATTCTTATTGGGACGTTCATCATATCGTTCACCTGATACTTGAAGTCTTCTATAGTGATATCCACCTGAAAATCCACGTATAATATTTATACAACTTTTATCTATTAGAATACCTGATTCACCATCAACCATACGATTTAATGAAGCAGAAACTGATTCTATACGTAATGCTACATCATTACTAGGTGCAGGCCGTGCCATAATACCTTTACCTCTAAGTATTTGAAAAGGAGTAGATTCATCTGTTTGTACTCTATGATCTCCTGCAGGATCTCCAAATATATAAAATTGTCTAGGATGATATCGTAACATAGATTGTTTCATTAAATCAGAGAATCGAACAATACCCATATCTTCTGCTACAAGTTCTTCTAATATGACCCATCTATTGCGTACCTTTTGTGCAAACACACACGCAGGTGTTAATCCAAAATCAATACCAACATAGATAGGTAATGATGGAGCAATAGCTAATTCTCCTTTAGCAACATGAACATCATGTTTAAATGACTCGTACACAGGTTTACCATCTTCTACTGTGCCTAGTTTGTTAAGAACATAAACATCAATCCATGATTTAGTCTTACCCCGTATAATATTAGAGTAATAATTTTCAGTAAGATTATTTTGATTTTCAGAATTTTTGTTTTTTTGATATTCTTCTATTTCATTGTTTTTATTTTTTATTTCTAACATAGCAGGAGGTTGATTAAAAAATTTCCAGTTGTCAGGTTTAATAAGCATCTTAGCTTCTTGTTTACTAATATAGTCGGGTATAATAGTTTCACCTGCCATTATTGCCCACCAATGATCAGAGTCAGGGGGGTTGGTATCACAAACAACACCATACCATGTTGGGCCACCATCACGCATAGATGGAAAACGACCAACACGCATAGAACAAGCATCAACAATACTTTTAGGAATCTCTCGTGCCTCATTGATCCACACTCCTGTCAGTTCTAATGATAATAACTTTTTAACATCTTCAGGTCTATCAAGTGCTAAAAATATAACTTCACAGTCTATATCACCTTTTTTAAGTTTATGTGTATATGGAACGCTCCATGTAAAGTTTCCCCAGTCTTCTTCTGGAAACCAATCAAGCCATGTTTTAATTGTAGTTGTTTTTAATTGTGGGTTTGTATTACGTATTACTGCCCAACGTGTACGCCGTATACCTTGTTCATTTGGTTTTTGATTTATAGCTCGTTTAATTATTTCAATACAACACGCTACTGACTTACCTGAACCAACTGGGCCTCGTATACCTCTAAAGAAAGTATTGTCTTTTAGAAAATCTTTTAGTGTTGTACCATTTGGTTTATAACTTAGTGATCCCATAGTTTACAGCCAATTCATATAATTTTTCTCTAGCTTGTTCTGATAAAGATTCTATGATTCTATCAGCTTCATGGTTAGTTACAAACTCTTTTGGATAATGTTTCATATGTTGTGATTTAACAACTGTACGTAATGTATTAATTTCTTTAATAGTATATTTAGTAAATATTGTCATTTTAATAATCCTTTATAGTTTAAAGAACCTTTTAATAAAGTATTTGGTGCTCCTCCACCTCCTTTGAATTTTATTTTACTTTTTTGTTTTTTTACCTTTTCTTGGTATTTAGGGTTTCTAAAAATTTTTCTTGCTTTACTAATTTCACTTTTTGGATCTTTTTCTTCTTTAAGTAAATTACGATAGTTTGATGTAATTAGCTTTCTATATTGTTTTATTGGCTGATTAGATTGTTTTGCTTTTTGTTCTAATAAATTAGGGTGTTTAAGTAATTCTTTTTTTTTAGATTTTGAATTATTAAATCTTAAAATAATTCGTTTAATTTTTTGCAGATTTGTCATGCTCTATACTTCTTTACTTTACGTGCAATAGATTTAGGTTGTTTACTAAATTGTTTACCCATAGCTTTATCTTTACGTTTCTTAGCAGAAGTACGAGCATATTCTTTAGATGATAAACTTTTTATAGCTTTAGATGGTAAATATCTTTCTCCAGTAACACTAGATTTTTTACCCGATTTTGTACGCCACTTTTGTTTTGACCATTTAGATAACGAGTTACTAGATTTCTTAGACCCACTATATCCACCACCTGATTTTTTATATGCTTTGACGGCCGCTTGTGCTTTTCTGCCTGACCATTGACCTGCAGCAGTACCATGTGATGCTTGTGCTTTTATTCTAGCTACAATACGTTTCCATAGTTTTGGATTTCTTTTTTTTGCCGAACTCATTTTTTTGCTCTATTCTTTCTTCTACTGACCACTCGTATATTACCTTTAGAGTTATTCCGAGGGTTTCCATCTTTATGGTCAATATCTTTGTTATCACCTTTTTTTACTTTTTTCAATTTAAGGAACAATCTTCTTAATTTGTTGCGATATGCTCTATCTTTTTTTGACGAAGAAGATGATTGGAATTTTTTATACTCCTTCTTATAATTCCTAGTCATTGTTAGTTAGGATATGTGCCTCTGCCATTTTATATGCTTTTTCTTTTGAATGACCTTTGAGCATCTTATATTCTGCATATTGTTTTATTTGATTTTGTCTATGCAGTTGTAGTTCAGATAGACGAGCAGTTTCCATAGACTTAGCTACTGCTTCATTTTTTTTTACTTTATCTTTGACCACGTTTACGTTTTTTTCTTAAAGCTAAAATCATTTTCAGACGTTGAGCTTTGGTCATTCTTTGTGATTTTTTTTCATTCTTCTCATCAGCTTCACGTGCTCTCTTTAATAAGTCTTCTTTTGTACCTTTTTGAAAACGTGTGCTTAATCCTCTTTCTTTAGCTTTTTCCATAGAAGCAATTTTCTCTTTTGCTTTTTTTACTAATGGCCCTTCTTTTTTATCTTTAGATGTTGAAGTAGATTTTGGAGTAGGCTTTCCTTCCACTTTTGGTTTAACTCTTCCCGGTTTGTCAATTACACGCCCTCCCTTGGCTCTAAAATCTTGTGCAGTACCACCTCTTGGATTCATAAGAAGTGTCGGCTTTCTTGTTGACATTGAGGTAACGATCTTACCTTTTTTCTTTTGCATTCTGGCTTTACCATATCCAGCCATGCCTGCTATTTTTGAATAATTTACCATGATGTTATTATCCTTTCTTTTTCTTTTTTGTCAACATCATGACTTTTCTTTTAACTTTTGTTGGTAGTTCTTTTAAATGAAATAATTTTTTACTAGAAGATGTGTGTGTTTTACCAGAATGTAAAGTTCCATCAGACATTTTATGTGTGCCTCCTTTATGTTCTTTACCATCTTTAGTGTAATGAGATACGCCTTTCATTACTTCTTCTTCTTTTTCTTCATAGACATTTTTTTTGTTTTTTTAGTTCCGTATGATTTTAATGTACTAGGCATTTTTGCTCCTTTTCTTTTTGTTTTTTAATCGTATTGACATAGCTTTTGCTTTACTTCTTGCATCAGCTTTACTAGATGCTCCCCACGCCCTCAATGATAAAAGTAAACGAGTAGGTCTACCTTTACTATCTCTTTCAGGCCCGGGCATATTACCCATACGTGCTAAGAAAGATGCACGCCTTGGATTATCACCTCGTTTTACTGGTGCTTTTAATGTACCACCTTTATACGAAGCTCGACCCTTGGCATTTAATCCCCCTTTAGGATTCTTACCTTCTTTCCGTGTCCATGCAGGTGTCTTTGGCATGAACGAACTTTAACAGAAAAAAAAATTTTTGTCGAGCTTTTTGAACCTATAATGTGAGGACAGGACATATATAGTGTGTCATGTGTGGTTTTTTCGAAGTACCCTATGTGTTTGTGTGAGCCAGTACATAACACCACAGACCGAGCTACTTGAGGTCTATATTAATCTGGAAGTCGCCTTTAACAAGATGTTGATGTTTATCAGGTGCTTTGAATCCTGCTCGGTCTAGAATGTCCTTGCTTGCCTCAAGCTGTACGTACTCTGACTTGGCTCCACTTGCTAGATCCAGTAGCTTACTCTGTGCCTTGACTGCGGACATTCCAATAGACTTCTGTATCTCTTGAAACATATATTGCTGTACCTCTGGGGAACGTAACGCTCGACTTGCACTTACTCTTGAGCTATTTCCCTTGTATCCTGCGACTTTCGAAGCATCGGTGATTGTACATCCTGTGGCTACGAGCGTATCAACTAACTTCTTCTGTTGTGGTGTTATTCCCTTTGGTTTAATGTTTGGCATAACTAACTCATCTAATATCAGACGGCAACGAAAAAGTCAACATACCTAATGTGTCTTTAGTGGAAGAGCACATAGTCCGTGCTCCCATGTCATAAGGACTCTTCTCTGGCAAAGAACCGTCCTTACGGTGTTCCAAAGAGGGAACACCTATCCTGCAAGACACTCTATCAATACGGGGTGCCATTTCGGGGAGGCATCTTCATTGAATGTAGTATCGAGTTACTGTTTCAGCTTTTGGTTCACCATCTGTCCTCCTTTTTAGGTCAAATTAATGCCATTATGCCAGTAAATCATAATGTTCGAAGATGTATATGCTAAAGCAAGTTAGAGTTGCCATCGAAAACAAGTTTTCGGACAACGGAAAAAAAAATAAACATCCGTTTATTTCAGGCATTTTTTTTTCCCTAATCATATACATCTTCTCTGCATCATGATTTAAAACTGGCGTCATTAATTTAACAAAAAAGGAGAACATATGACAAACGCAAAAACTAAAAAAGTAATCGATACTACATTCAACGAAGAACTTTTTAAAAAAGGCATGGAGTTGATAGAGAAATCATTTGAGGGTTTCGTTCATGATCTGTCAGATATAAGTAAATCTGACTTTGATGGAGCGGGCGAACAAGAGATTGCTCGTGAAACCAAACGTATATTGAGAGCACTTACAAGATTGCCTAAGGCAGTTCAGTCTTCTCATATGTATGCTTTGGAGCAAGCTGAAGGTAAAATTGCTGAGCGTAAACAAAAAAGTCAGCCACATGATTACCTGACTGTTCAATGTGAAAATCACATGGCTTGGCATACTAGGTACAAAGAAATATTTGACGCTACTAAGTTAATATTTCAGGATGTAACTGGTGAAAGTTACATACCTCAAACTAAATCAGATGAAAAATCTTCTGAAGATTCAGATGAAGTACTTAATAAAATCAAGCAATTCAAGGATTCTATGAAGTAGCATCCTCGATAAGGGAGTTGCAATAACGTAACTCCCTTTTCATAATAACTTAAATTGGAGAATAAAATGAAATTTCATACTTTTTACAATAAATTAGCAACTCATTTACCTAAAGGTAAAGGTTATAAGACCAACCTTTATGGTATATGGGAACATTGGGAACCAGTTGGCTTATGCGAAGAATTTATATTTTCTTTCAAGCAAGGTAGAAAGCTTGGTCTTGACTACATATCTTCTGTTGATCATGCTTACTTGGAGTGGGATTTAGATCCATATTCAGAAAGTTTATTAAGTTAACATCCTCGAAAGGGAGTTGCAATTTCGTAACTCCCTTTTTTATTATAGAGTTTTATTCAGTGTCCTCGATATCCTTAGGACGTTGCGTAACTCCCTATGCTATACTAACGCTAGTGTTTGTGTGTCCCCGAGTTCGGAGGGTACCTTTTCACTATCATCACCCCATTGGAGATTATTATGATTACATTCAGAACACTGTTGGGCTTGTATCTCAACATTATTTTCATTCCATTAGCACTATGGCATATGCCTACATACAATGGATTGTCGTTGATATTAACACTTGTATGGATATTCACAACTTACTTAGCTATTGATATTCATGTAACATCACGTAATAATAAATAGGTGTACCCGTGGAGCAAGACTTTTCCTTCCCTTATGTGTCTTGCTCTATGGTTTCACAATAATGTGTAACCTAACACAGGAGAGCGTATGTCTACAAACTATATGGAAGATGAAATTAAACACATAAACTCAACTTTTTTACAAAAGATTAAAAACTACAAGGTGCAGCTATTGATTGCAGAATCAAAACTCCCCCAATCATGGCACGACGAAATACAAGAAGCATTTCAACACCTCGACAATATGTCAATTATGTTGGAAACAAATTGCTTTGACGATTCGTTATGGGATTTGTACTCCCAACACATTGACTTTGTAATTGATGCGTGTGAAAAGAATCAACCAATACATGAGGTTCAAAATGGATCATAAATATATATCAACTGCTTGGGCTGACTTTACCTACAAAATGATACGTGAAGTTCAATGCCCAATACATAGACATAAACTAGAATCTGATTGGATAAATTTTAGTAAAAAAATTAATAAGTTTATCAATGAAAAATCTTGATCAAGTTTACTTAGAATTTGTAAAACATACAGAACGTATAGAGAGTAGTGTAAAATCGCTCGAAGCTATGCGTCTGTATGCGGCACAAAGAAATCTTACTGGTGCTGACGCAGGGAAGACACTAGATAAGTTACTACATACCATGGCACGGGAAAGAGATTACTTAGAAAAATCTCACCGTACCATTCTTCCCTATTTAACTATCTTATATCAATGCATTAAAACAAAGGAGTAATCATGCTAGATAATTTAGACTATGACTTCCCCACAGAAATGGTGGATTTGGAAGCAATCAATACCGAACAGCAAGTAGGTAAAGATAACTACAAAGTCCCAAGTGCTATGGCTAGAGCGTGTGTACGCACAGACACAGGTCAAGTTCTAGGTATTCACGGCAGTAAATACAAACCAATATCTCATAAAGATGTAGTTGACAGAGTAATGGAAGGCGTTGAAAAAACAGGTCTTACAAATTATGAGTCAAAAATACAAATCCATGAAGCAGGTGCAAAAATGCGTGGCTCTATTACTTTCAATGAATTGGTAATTGAACCACAAAAAGATGATATCATAAAGTTTAGGATAAACTTCTTTAACTCATATGATCAGTCATGGGCATTTGCTACTATATGTGATGGCTTACGTTTATGGTGTTTAAATGGTTGTACAACGCCCGTCAATGCATCTACATTACGATTTAAACATACGAGTAACGTAAACATCAACAGCATAGCAGATCGTGTTCACAAAGGTACAGAGTTCTTTATGCAGTCAGAAAATGATTATCAAGAATGGGGTAAAACAATACTAGGTGAACACAATGTACAAAAGTTTTTGGAATCTACGTTATGTAAGACCTTCAAAAGATCAACAAATTCAGTACCTTACAATGTAACACGTACTGAAACCTTGCTTCAAGGTTTTGATCGTGAGGCTCGATCATTAGGTAAAACTAAATGGGCATTGTACAACGCACTCACTTATTGGTCTACACATACTGATGGTGAACGTGGTCATGCCATACGTAAACGAAGAGAAGATGAAGTATCTAAAGCAATATCTTCTCAACAATGGCAACAACTAGTTGCTTAAATATTAACCTTGTAATATTCTAATCAAATGAAAATTACAAACAAACAAAGTTCTTTACGTTGTCATAAGTGTAATCACTATTTCAACTATAAGAAAATGTATTCATTCACGTATTACAAAAGTGATATGACACAACTCTGTAATGCGTGTTATGAATATATGTATAACGTCATAACAAACCAAAGGAGGTAAACATGACAAATGCAGTAGAACGTGATATCGAGAACGAATTATATCAAAGATGTTACGAGGCAGAAACATTTCAAGAATTTATGTTTTCTGCAGAACCCTTACGTAAACACTTTTCTTATTTCAACAATGATGGTTGGCACAAGTTCTGTGATGACATTTGGTACGATACGTGGATCAAATATGCACAGGAGAAAGACTAATGATTGATCGAGATGATATGAAAATGAACAAGTCTACAAACACCTGTGAGTTTATAGACTTTCATCTTGATAATCCTCAAATCTGGTATATGTATAAACAGTTTGCATATGACATGGTACATACTGGACACAAGAAACTATCAAGTGAAATGCTTATTAATCGTGTAAGATGGGAAACTATGATCAACACAACAGATAATATATTTAAGATTAATAATAATCACAAACCTTATTATGCAAGATTGTTATTATCTACACGTAGATTCAAGGACACAAAGTTCCTTGAGATACGACAAAGTGCTGCAGATGATTTGTCATACACAGAATGTGAGTTACTCATAGACAATGTATAGATCAACTGTAAAACAACTTCAAGAGAGAAGACAACATCTAGGTATGTCAGCTACTGCTGTAGCTGAACACCTTGGTGTTTCTGATTCTCTAGTATCACTTTGGGAATGTGGAAAGAAGCAACCCAGTAGTACAATGTTTTGTAAATGGATAACTGTGCTCGGCTTTAATATCATTCTCAATGTTTATCAATCTCAAATTCCAAAATCCTTTGAGCCAAGTTATGATACAAAGCGGTGGATCAAAGCAGAGTTTGGAGAAAGGTACGATTATGTCAACGAACTTAAAATCTTTGTCAACCATTATAGGGCAAATGGAACAACTAAATCAGATTGGCAATACGCTTTCCGATCTTGGTTATTGCGTTCCAAAAAATTCACGACCAATACAGCTCAAACCTCCCAAGGTACTGAAGAACGCCGTGAAAGAATCAACAATGTGTTTGCTATTAGCGATAAAGCAAAACAAAATAGATGAGTATGTAGCTACAGAAGACAAAGCAATACAATATCTCAATCTATTGCGAAGCACATTGTTGCATTGTCAACAACTAATGTTGCCTGCCGATCCTAAATATATAGGCACGGCAATAGAAATGTGTGCGTCTACCTTTGGGTGTGATGTACCTAATGAACTTGGGTTAAAGATGTACGGACAAATCTTAGCCAAGTACCCTCAATGTATCATTGAAGAATATACATTGGAGTTAATCAAAACATATAAGTATAGAAGATTGCCTGTACCTGCAGACTTTCTTGCTATCTATGAACCACCATACGAACACGGAATGTTGTTCATAGAAAATACTTATTTAAAAACAAAAAGGTTTGCAAATATAGTACAAGAGTGCTATAAAATAGATATGAAAGGAGTATAATATGCAAGCAATTAAAAAAGTTGAACGGCCAAAAACTATTGGTGGTTCTGATGCAATACGCATTATGGAGGGAGATTGGCATAGCTTGTGGTTAGAGAAAACCGGGCGTCAAGAACCAAAAAACTTGGATGATGTGTTACCTGTACAAATAGGTATACTTACTGAAGAACTAAATATAAAAACATTTGTACGTGAAACAGGTTTCGAACTAGCTACACAGCATGATCTAAATTTCAAAGATGATTTTCGCCATGCTACTCTTGATGGCATGATTGAAACAGCTGACAAAATGTGTGTCCTAGAGTGTAAGCATACCAATGCCAACAACACTTTGGAAAATGTTATACGTAAATATATGCCACAGCTACAGCATTATATGCAAGTTGCTATGATGGATTCAGCTTATCTATCTGTAATATTTGGAAATGGAAACAGATACGAGTGGTGCCAAGTACAACTAGATAATGACTACATTGAAATGCTATATGAAATGGAATCAACATTTTGGAAAGAACACATAGAGAAAGACATACCACCTGAAGACATACAAGCAGAAATCATACAACAAAATCACATAAACAATATAAAAATTAATGACATGATTCGTATTGATATGGATACTAACAATGAGTTTGTAGCTAATGCACATACTTGGCGTGAAACCAAAATTCCATACGATCAACACCGAGCAGTTGGTAAGGTATTGAAAGAACTAATACCTGCCAACTGTCGTCTTGCTGAAGGTGGTGGTATTAAAATATCAAGAACAAAAGCAGGACATTTAACCATCAAAGAAAACAAAGGAGGTTAATATGATGGGTAATATTGAACCAAGAGTACAGAAAATACTTAAACAGTATGATCTGAAACCCGAACACGCACTCTGGGAACTAAAGCGTGGAGGTACTGCAACACTTATTATGTACCACAAATACTGTGAGCTTGTTGG